CACACGGAAGGTCTTCGAATATGACCTTGTCCTCGATAGCATCCCGAACGGCCGCTATGAGTCCGCCGTCTTTCGCGTAGGACCAGATATTGAAGATACCCTCCTTCTCGAAGATGATCTTGCCCCCTCGGCTGATGACCAGAATGATGTGGCCCGGTGGAATCATGCTGTCGCTCCTTCGTTGTTCTGAATCTTCGGCTGGAAATGGATAGTTGTCAGATGGTTGACGTCGTCTCGCTGATCCCACTCTCGACTCGAGAAGCTCATGACTCCGCCGTCAACTAACCGGAAATGCCAGATAGTCCAGCCGTCCTCGCCGAACGTAGCCCAGCGCTCACTGAACTCCACCCGCTTGGCATCATTCCCGTACTCCCAGATCAGGATATACGGATCATGCCCGTCGTTGTGCGGACTCTTGTACTCACTCACCACAGAACTCCTTGGTAGATGGTTTCCCACTTGCGTCGTTTGGCATCCCACGCCCTCCTCATCGAGTCGCTGTGAGACTCCAGGAAGAGATTTGAGAGCCTGTTATCAGTCAGGTCACCATTCAGATGGGCGACCCGCTGTAAGGGCTCCAGAGGGCCGTTGAAGGCCTCCCAGACCAGCTTCTGGACGTATTTCGTCCGTCTAATCCCACGATCCCATAGGGTAACCTGGACATACCCATTCGCCCTAAGGCAAGGTGTGAGGATCTGACCCGTCGAGATACGCCGAATCCTACCGAGATCACTGACCTCGATATCATCGATGATGCTGTCTTTGAATGTCTCAGTAGGAGCCAAGTCGGCAGTGCTGTGGGATTCCACTCTCCTTCTCTCCTTTCACTCCGTCGACCATGTGAATATAGTACTCGACCGGCATGTATTCCTTTCCGTCCTCCTCGATGATGGGCTTATACTTCGGTCCGTCCTCCTTATCACCCTTGGGCGGAAAGTAAGGGTACTCGTCACTGAGATACAGGTTATCCAGGGCGCAGTTCCAGACGTTGCCGTCTTTGTGGCAGAGATAATGCGAGTTGACCTTCTCTCCCATGAACGTCTCCCAGACGGTGAAAGCAACCGGGAAGGTTCGACTCTCTCCGTCAACACGGACGGAGAACATGAGGTTGGTCCTGCTCGGAGGCATCATGGGCTTGATCCGATGCAGGGTGGTCATGTTGATCAATTCGCCGCCCTTGCTGATAGCAAAGCCTGGCCAGCGATCCAGAGGCACGAATTCCTCATTCAGGTCCTTCAGATATAGGTTCTCCAAGGAGCAGTTCCAGGGATCGCCGTCCTTGTACCGCACCTCGTGCATGAATGGGATCTCACCATGGAAATGGGTCCAGATGATCTTGCTGAGGAGCTGAACCCGGTAGCGATGTCCTTTGTAAAAACGGATCTGCGGAAGACCATACCGGGACGTCCGGATGGGTATAAGTTTGCCTGAGCGCTTCCCGTAGATGGTCCCGTCCTCTCGAATATCGTAGGTATTCGGATCAGGCATCGGGTTAGCGGTTGCCATTAGTAGCCTCCTCCACGAGACGGTATGCAGAAATCATGTCGTCAGCTACTCCGAGTAGCCCCTCCTTGTGCCAGGCGATCCAGTGGTCGCCGTGTCGTTCCGCAGTATATACCTTCATGCCCAGTCCTCCTTGACAACTACGGTATCGTCGGTCCACTCCTCGCAGATAAATTGGTCGACGGGGAGATATGTGAGGGTGTCATCCATCTCGACGATTACCAGAGCGGCCCGGGGGTCCTCGTCTCCAATGTCCCCATCACAACATAAATCCTTGATTCGGCGCTGGGCTACGTTACCATCAAGATCCTTGAGTACCAGTTTCATCGCACGTCCTCCTCGGGATTCTTGTCTGTCGGCTTCTCTAGGATGTATATGGTTTGATCCATCAGCATATCGAGTTTGAATCGGCTGAGGTGATAATACGAGCGGCTGCCGTCGAGTTCTGTGATCATCATTGCGACGTAGGGGTACTCGTCCCCGAAGTCACCCATGAAACCGAACTCCTTGATTCGACGCCTGTAGACGGGACCCTCATGCATCCTCAGAACTAGCTTCATTTGCGTCTCCCACACAAGTACAATACGGAAAAATGAGAGTCATTGCTTGTAACGAGCGGTGATGACCTGAGATACATCGTCAACGTCGAACTCACGAAGGTTTGACGAAAGGCAGTTGACGTGGCCGTCGCTGACCTTAACCTTGAGGTCGCCGTGCTTCGTCCAAGTTATCTCCCCCTCGATAATAAGGAACGTGAAGTCTGACCTCTCGACATGGACGGTCCAGAGGTCAGGATCCTTAGCCTCCTCAACTGGAGGGAGTTCCCAGATAATCAGAGAATCGTCCCCGACGATATCGAATGTGGAGTCTTCAGTAGAGGCCTCTACTGCATGGACACCAAGTTCGTTATTGGTGTCCACCTCTACGATCCACTTTGTGAATCCGGGCTTGTCGACTTTGGCCGTGGCGACAATGTCGAAGTCGTAGCTGCGACCCTTGCCTGTGTGGAAATAAAGCTTCTTAAGCATGTGTTCATTCCTTCTAGGTGTATGGGGGCCCCAGGTTTCCCCAGGGCCCCCGTGGATATGGATGTCAGTGCAGGATCGGCTCGTAGAGGCCCCAGAGCTGTCCCTCGGTCATGAGGTCGAACTTGTTGTCGCTACGACGGACGACCCACTTGCCGATGGCGCCTGTGTGCAGGTCGGCCTTGATCTCCTCGTCACTGGCGGCCCAGTTGCGGACCATGCGGAGATTGTCATCCGTGACCTTAACCGCCTCACAGACGCTACGGCGAGGGTTGAAAAGCTTGACTTCGAGCGGCATCAGAACGGAACCTCCTCGTTGTCGGGCTCCTCAGCATACATGGCCTCGAGCTCATCCTCCACGATGGTGAAGAAGCCCTTGTCGAGATATGCCGAGCAGAACTCCACTCCGGCCTGAGTGCGTCCGTGGTAGGGGCGGAGGGCAATATCGGCTCGCTCAAGGTCCGCGAAATCGAGGGCTCCGACCGTCTGCTCATTCAGGAGCGTACGAGTACGTCCGATGATCGAGACGATCTTGGGAGGACGGCCTCCGAAGTTTACCTTCACCTTGATGTACGGAAGGGGCTCCTCCGTGTCATCCCGAGGCTTCAGGGTCTTGATATTGAATCCCTCGGCTCGGAAGTCGTCGACGGCGTCGTCGGGGAGGATGACGCAGAAGGTGCGCGCCGTGTTCCCGAATCGATCCTTCTCTCCCGCGAAGTTGCGGAAGAGGAGTTTGGCGTTCTTGATGGTGTAGGTGTTGACGGCCATGTCGTGTTCCTTTCTATGGGGTAGTAGTCTTGCGATAGAACCTGATCGACGATATAAGGAGGCGAGTAAAGATCGTACTTCATGGCCTCCTCTCTAGGCGGATGATACCGTGGTCGTGGAGGCGCATGAGGAGCCACCGGGCGTCCCACTCTTCTATGAGAATATCGTAGAGCCTCTTGATCCAGTCCTCCTGTGAAGGATTCAGTAGGCCCCCGAGCTCTTCTTGAAGGAGGTCGACCTTGCAGATGAACGACCAGAGCTCACTGTCCGTGGTCTTCTCGATCATCGACGGAAGAGACGACAGAAATGACTCGATGGCTACTTGGCTACCATGAATGAGACGGACTGTCGCGAGCTCTACGACCTCGTCGGAATTGTCACTCATCAGAGACCCCCTCAATGGAGTTGATTCCAACGATAAGACCCGCCTCCACAAGGCAGCGCACGAGGTCCCGGTCGTCCAGCTCAGTGCGGCAGATATCGAGTAGGTTCTGAACTGTCTGACGACGGTAGTGACCATAGCAGCTACGGTCACAGCACTCGAGCTTATCGATGAGCTCCTTGATCTCGTCGTCCTTCAGGTTCGCCACCTCGTCCCGGAGATAGCTGGTGTAGCCGACAAGGATATCATTAGCGGTCTGGCCGCCATCGTAAACAGAAGAGAGCATTGGTTCGTTCCTTTCTCGAGAAACCTAGAACCCGGGTTGGGTTCTAAGTATGAGGGTATTCAGTTGGTCTTGAATGTATCGCTGATGTTCTTGGCCATAGCGAGCATGTCCTCTTTGGTCGCTGTGAGCTGGTGCTGGTCGCAGTAGTCACGTGTCGCGTAGTAGGCGAACGTAGCTATGGCGAAGCCAACACCCATCTCAGCGAGGTTGGTGAGGACGTACTGGCGGGCGAGGGAGGGGCAGGACATGGCAGTACCTTTCTGGAGGGGTCTCATTATATGCCCTGCCCTTCTCGCGATTCATGCTGCTAGGAACGAATCGACGTCCGTATACTTCCGAATCTGCCCGAGGGCAGCGTCAACGAGTTCCCGTCCATATCGACTATCCACTCTATCTCGCCAGTCGTCTCCGGCGTCTTCGTAATCAACCCAGAGATACCCCTTGCAGCCTCCAACATCGCCGTACGAAATAATCTCACGACCCTCGCTGTCCACTCGATGATTCTCGCGTACAAGTCGCCCTGCCCCGGGCGTTCCTGGGACAACAGGAAGGAAGCGTCCGACGCGGCCGACGAATTTGCGGTCGTTCTCGCCGAATTCAAGCAGCATTCGTGTAGTAACTGATCGTGTCTGGGCGACATCTTCGAGATCCAGAGGATCTCCGGTGAAGAGAGTCTTGTAGACAACAGGTTCTTGGAACTGCTTACCAGTTGCGTGCCAACCTTCTTTGTCATGTGCGATATAGACGGCGTCGTTGACGAGCAGCATACGATCGTAGGTCGCTTCGTGCTCGAATGTGTAGCCGTACTTCTTGCCAAACTCGAAGACCTCCGATATGATGCGATCGTCGGCGTTCGGGATTTTGATCGAGTCTGTCTTGATGTGGGCAACGGTGTATCCTTTCTCCTGAACGAAATGCTTCAGGTCGACCATGAACAAAGCGCCGCGCTTGGCGACGATGTTGTCCACGTTCCGGGGGTCTCGGAGTGGGTTGTCGAATTTGGCGGCGGTGAGTCCGTACGTCGAATTCAGTGCGATCTTCAGCGCATAGGCCAGAGCGTCGAGGTTCGAATCGTCGTCCAGATATGGAGCCAGCGCCCCATTCAGGATCTTACGAGCCTCGTCGAGTTCCTTGTGCTTGATCAAGATACGAGCCTTCTTGAGCTCGCTGTACCTCTTGGTGTATGGCCCGAATAGTTGGAGATTCTCGATCGATGTTGGATGCATCGACGCAATATCCAGCAGGGCCACGTTCTCGTGGTATCCGGGTTCGGCGTAGACGTAGCCGCCCTCGCCAACCTCTTCACCACGATATGTCGATTTGCCGTACTCGTACTTGTAACCGGGGAACATCTCCGACAGGTCTGCGTACTGCAAGTACTTCTGAGTGTCCCGCTGACCCTGGAATATGATCTGGGTGGTCAGCTTGTTAGTGCTGGAGTTGACAGGGAGACCTGCGATCGCAGCGAGGATCTGACGGGCCTCCCAGTCCGCCTCCAGATGGTCCCATACCTTCTCTGTGGCGATGACGTCGTTGTCGCAATATGCGGCGACCTCTTCCCACATCTCCTCCGGAACCGGTTCGTCCCAGGGAAGTCCGAGCTCCTTGTGGTGGATACCCAGCTCGATCTCCCACTTCTTCAGGGACTGCTTCTTGGCGGCGAAGTCGTAGATATCGGTGTAGGACAGGTTGTATGCCTCCCGGAATCCCTCCTTGATGAGGTTGTTGATGATCTTACGAGAGAGGTGATAAAGCTGGATGTTTGAGTAACCCAGGATACGACCGTAGAGGATATGGTTGTCGTACCGACGGTTGTTGAATCCGACGAGCTTCTTCTCGGTAAGATCAGAAATCTCGTTCGGAGTCGGATTGATCATCCTCTGGATCTGGTTGGCGCCACGGACCTTCCAGTTCACAAGGAACAGGTTCGAAAATACCTCGACGTCGTAAATGATCGGGGTATCGTCGTCCGGCTCCTCATAGGTCTCCTCATGGTCGCTCTCCGAGGAGAACGGCATTTCCTGCACCAACTTGATGCAGTAGTCGGCCTGATGGGTGGACTTCATGGCGAACGTGAGGACCTTCTGCCTCATGTCCGACACGTCGTAGTCCATCCCGGACTCGCTGGCGTCTGTCAGCACCTTCATGATGAAATCGATGCTGGGCTTCGTCCCGGGATGGAATTCCTTCCTCAGGTTCCGCTCTATGAGCTTACGGATGGACTTCTCGTTCTGCATAACCTCCTGACGGATCAAGGGTTTCTCCTTGACGGGAAGATATCCGTCCTCAACCGTGGTAAGGCCCTGGTGGGCGGTGCACTCGGTGAGGCGTCGACGGAGGGCGGATTTGCCTGAGTAGACCTTGCACTCGACTCCGGGTCGCACCAACCGTGAAAGTACGGAAGGATCCCCCGAATATCGATAGTGGATGTGGATTCCACCCCCCGATCGGCTGAGTTCAGCATAGGAGGGAACCCACCGGCGAGCCTCTTCCAGACACTTGTCTCTGTCCTTGTCGAGGTCGATGTCGATGACGACGTCTTGCTCGGGTACGAGGACATAATGCTCCTTTCCAGTGTCCAAGTCCTTCAGTGTTGTCGTGACGTCGTCCCAACGTTTCGTTGGGAGTCCGTTTTCGTTGGCGTACTGCGCCGGACGGTCCTTATAGAGCTCGTCAAGATATGACGGCTGCTCTTTCATTTCAGTCCAATCCGAAATCGGGTTTTCCGTCTTCTCCCCCTGGGAAAATTTGGATTTCAGTAGCCCTTTATACACCTTGCGCCGGCGTTCCCCGTCGACCATGATGCGATCGTGGAACTCCTCGAAGTAATCCCGGATCTCGTCCTTGAACTTGTACATGGGGTACATAGCTCCGTCCGAATATGCCTGGGAGTACTCCTTGTACATCTCGTAGATGCGCTTGAGAGTGACCCCGTCCTCATCGTCCAACTCGTCCTGATAGAAATCGAGGAAGTTGAAGATGGGGTTGGTCTTACTCATCATCCCGATGGGTTTGTAGTCGTCGTAATACGACGGGCCCTTGGACTTATAGAGTTCCACGCAGCGCTTTACGATAGATCCCCGTTCGTCCTCGAGTTGGGACATGATCTCTTTGTATCGACGAATATCGAGCTTTCGTCCAGAAGGCTCAACGTCGATAAGACGTCTCGTCAGTCCGCTCTTCGAGTCGGTGATGCGGACCGGCAAGTTGGTGCCCACGAACAGCATCGCTTCAGGCTTGAACGTATAGAGGGATTTCCCCTTCTCATTCATGACCATCGGTTCATGAGATACGAGACTATTCAGGCGGCTGTTATCCGCGATCCGGGAGAGGTTGCCGTCATGCTGAATAGCCACTCGAGGATTCGATTTGAATGGCTCAAGGGCGAATTGGTCGCTGGGTCGCCCAAGAGCCGCTGCATCGAACTGACCGATATGGCCGTCGAACAGTCTCGAGATAAGGTTCAGGACAGTTGACTTACCGGATCCAGCAGATCCGTAGAGCACGAAGAACTTCTGGATCCAGGTAGAGTCTCCTGTGAATATAGATCCGATGCCCCACTCGAGTTTCTCCCTCTCGTCTGGATCATAGAGGGTGCTCATGAGTTCCTCGTAGCCTGGGCATGGATCGCCGCTCAGAGAATATGAGAGCGTTCTGGTTGCGTAATCCTCCCTTCGAGGGATTTGGTCGGCGAACAGTATCTTGCTGTCGAGAGGGCGGTAGGCGTCCGAAAGTTTGGACACCCACGCCTTGTACTCGGAATAGGTCTTGGAGTCGTAGTCCCCTAGATACCGCGGCCAGACGGACCCATTGACTCTCTTTGAGGCCTCTTGAAAGTGACGGGCGACGTCGGCGTCCACGATACGCACCAGGTCATACTCGTCAGTAGTCCAAAAATGCGTCTCGGGGTTGTACACGGCGTAGAAGGACTTCCCACGAACCATGAGATCCTTGAATTGGTGCACCCGCCAGGCCGGCCGTACCTCAGTGGTGCCCGACTTCAGGGCTCGCTCCCTGATCTCGTAGAAATCCATTTGACTCCTTATATGTCGTAGTTCTCCGCGAGGTAGAGTTGCATCTGGTACCAGAGCTCAAGACGGTTCTGGTTCGGGAACTCGGTCTCTCCGGAGAACCTAGGAACGGACTTAAGAGGGAACATGCCTCCACGTCCGTCGGAATCATACTGACGACTCATCCATCGGTCGATCTTCCGTTTGATGATTAGATCAATGTTGGGGTCATCCTCGAACTGGTAATCCATGTAGTTGATACCGAGGTTGTCGGTCAACTCCCAGAAATACTGTGAAATGCCCGCTTCGTCGTCTAACTCAAACGCCATACGATCGGCCAGCCCAAGGATAACCTCGAGAACACTGGCCGGACGCTTGAGAAATGCCGGTGGAAGCTCGCCGCCGTAGCGGTTCCGCCACTCACGCCCATCCATGTCCCGATTGCGGTCCATCATGAGGGAGTAGCGGAAGTCGATACGGTGGAGCTTCGACAGCAGGTAGTAGTTGCCGAATATGCTCGGCAGCTGGCTCTCATCCTCGTCCAAGAATGCGAGCAGGAAGTCGAAGTACTCCTCTTCCATCAGCGGGATCCGGAGTACGAGTCCTCAATGATCTCGAGGCGAATATCGTAGGAGAGGTTGAAGTTGCGGATCCACATGAGCGTGATACTACCAGGCCCAAGTACAAGGTCGACGTCGCCGAGCCACTCGTCCTTGTTGTCGATCGTGATCATGTCCGAGTCACACAGGACCTCGTCGTCGATGAAATACATCAAGTCGACGCGCTCGAATCCGAATGCACCCTCGTTGTACTCCGCTTCTGTGATTTCGCGGACGGTCTCGCCCTCCGCGATCTCCTCGTCTTCGTCCTCTTCCTCTGGAGCATCTCCGATGATTTCGGAAATGTCGTCCTCCATGGTGATCGGGCAATACTCGTCGTTGACGATCTCCTCGTACTCGTCCATCTGCTTCTCCTTCTCTTCAGGTGTCTCCTGGACCTCGTCCGGAGCTTCTACAACCTTCTCAGGCTCCTTCTTCTCGCTCTTCAAGTCCTGCACGGCAAGAAATCCTGCCGTGAGACCGACGACGAGCGCCGGTAGTAGTTTCACTTGCGTCCCTTTCGTTTAGTTGCTCGACCGATGGCGAAACCGACCAGGATCAGAAATGCTACCTTCATCGAATTGCCACCCTGTCAATCTGGTCGTAGATAACGCCGTCGACGTTGAAGTCGAGGACGAACTTGGTGACCTCACGTCCGAGGACTGGGTCGTAGTCGCGGTAGTTGAATACCTCGAAGTTGCCGAACTCAACGATGCCGTCACCGTCCTCGTTGTCGTAGACCCAGCCCACCACAGAACCGGCAGACGTCGGAGGCAGGCCGAGGCCCTTGTACACATCGTTCAGGAGCAGATATCCACGAGTCCGCAGGATGTCGTTAGCGTAGTTCTCCTGAGCGTGGAGGATCATGAGGCTGTAGTCCTCGTTCCCCTCCCAGGCTTTTGCGTTCTGGTCGAACACGACAGCATATGGCGAGACGCCAAGTTCACGCATGAACTCCTCAGGCTTGAGCTGGAACTCACGCCCCGTCTCGTTGTAGTAGTCCATCTTCGCCTTGTCAAGGGCGTTGGCGTCAGCCTCAGCTAGAATACGCTCGGTCTCCTCCCTACCGAAGCCCTCCTCGATACGGTCCTTGTAGTTGCGGAAGGACTCCTCGAGACCGGCGTAGGCCATGGACAGACCAGCAATCCGATGCGCAGAAATGCGGTGCGCCAGGATCAGAGAAATGGCGGAGGCCGTGCCCAGGCTCAGCGGCAGGGCATAGTGCTTGACAAGATGCTTCGTCAGGTTGCCCCAGGCACGGGCCTTGGCGATCTGAATCTCTCGCTTGTCGAACTTCTCCTCGTCCTCAGCCGCCTTGACTGTCGACAGCTCGTTCAGGTCCTCCCAGGTGACCTCGCCAACGCTCAGCGTCTGCTTGGCCGCGAGGACTGCGGTTGCGGTGAAGCCGGCGATTCCCAGCCCCGTCAGGATGGCGGGAGCGTGCTTGGAGACGATGAGAGCGCCCTTGCCGGCGAGGCGCGAAATAACGGTAAGGCTCATGATGCGAAGTACTTCCTCTCGTTAAGGCTGTTGTAGACTGCGATCACCTGGCCGTCACTCATGCGGTCGACCTTGGCGACCCAAGCCGCCGACCCTCCGTATGCTTGGCGCAGCTTGGCGCGCATCTGCTCGACGCTCATTTGTTGTTCCTTATGTCGTTGATGATTGCGGCGATAAGAATGGCATTGATGACCAATAGGCCCGCGAATATGACCCAGATCGGCAGGGATCCGAGGCCAGCGATAATGAGAAGCAGAATGAAAACAGTGAGAAAGATAGATGTGAGACCGTAGACGGTTGTCATCTCTTCGTCGTTCATCGGACGTCCTCCGGTTTCGGTAGATCGAGAATGTATCCATTGCGGGAACGGACAGCGCGTCCGCTTCGGAGATCCTGCCATCCCCAGTTCTCGTCGGTGTACGACTGGGAAATGCCGGCCATGCCGTACAGGTCTCCCACGGTCGCCACGTCGTACTGGTCGCAGATGCTGATCAGGTGATTCAGGACATCCTCGGCCTCACTACGGGTTGCGAATACGATGGACTCGAGATTGTGCTCCCGACGGTCCCTCTGAGTGTATGTCCGCTCGGTTGGAGTCCCACGACGTCCGTAAGTCCGATTGGAATATGAGGTGTAGGTCTTGTTGCTGCGAGAGCGCTGAGGGCCGCCGTCGCCTCCGAAGAGCAGACGGTCGATCCCGGATGTGAAGATATCGCTCACGGCGTTCTTGACGCTCGGCAGGGCAATATCCCAGAGAAGGTAATTGGCTACCTCTTTGATGTCTTCGGCGAAGAACGCCTGAAGCGCCTGCTTTCCGAGACTGCCCTTGTCAATACGCGCCGGAGTCTTGACGACCCTTTCGACGGCGGGTTTGGTCTTCCGTGAGTTGGAGGGGAAATCGCCCCGCACGGGTACGTTATCGGTCATGTTCGCTCCTTCTGATATGCGGGGCCCCAGGTTTCCCCAGGGCCCCGCTTGGGTTTCTCAGGCCTCGATCTTACCGAACACGTCCGGACGATCCTTCTTCGCCTGCTCGAGGAGCGCCTTGGGCATGACGCCGTTGAAGAACTTGATGCTCTTGTTCTCGTCCTCCAGCAGGCTCAGGACGAACTCGTCGTAGAAGATGCTATCCTTGAAGTTGGCGAGGATCTCGGGGGACTTGCGGAATCGCTTGCCGTCCGACGTCCTCTCTCCGTAGGCCTTGTCGACTACTGTGCGGAAGAACTCGAACAGCTTGAACTTGTCCTTATTGGTCCAGTCCTCAGGCTTGCGGGACATGAACGCCTGAAGCGTGTCAGTGAACCCGCCCGGCTCCGACTGCTGGAGCTCGATCAGGTCCACCTTGTTCATGTGGAACCAGAGGGTCTCGGTAACCATGTCGCCGTCGAAGGTCTCGGCGCTGACGTTCATCTTAATCATGGATATACCTTTCAGTCCATCGAGTTGAGAGTAGTGGCTGCGAGCGACTTGGTCTGCTTGACAATATGATCCCACGAGGTCTTCTCGTCGAACTTGTCGCTCTTCTGGATGACGCGCTTGACTGTCTTGCCGTTCTCGGTGAGGGTAACCACCACGGCCGCCTGAAGCTCCATCGTTCGTTCCTTTCTGAAAATGAGAAACCTAGAACCCGAGTTGGGTTCTAGGGGTGAGTAGGATCAGTCGTTGGTCTCTTCGACGAGCTCAGCGTCCACGACTTCGGCGTCCGATTCGATGGCGGCGGGAGCCTCGTCATCGCTGTCGCTGGAAGAAGCAAGGGCCTTCACCAGGACGAGCGCGGCGAAACCGGCTGCGGCGGGCAGCACGTAACGCGCACTCTTCTTGGCGACGGCACCGAGCTTGGTCCAGTTGACGGCGACGATGGGGGTCTCGTCTTCAACGGTCTCGGAGTGCTCGACGACGGTGGGAGCGGTGTTCTCGGACATGAGAGTTCCTTTCGAGTTGATGGGGTCTCATTATAGTGCGTGCAGAATTTGCGAAAGCCTATGCCCTGTGTTAGAGGGCATAGGGGTTTAGTTGGTCTGAGGTGTCTGGAGGGAGTCGATGGTCTCAGCAAGGGTCTCGGCGTACTGTCGTCCGGCCTTGTCACCGACATATGTGCCAAGGACACTACTGCCGAGGCCGTAGATGGCGGTCAATACCACTCCGGCTGGAGGGCAGAGAGCGCCGACAACGGCGCCGGCGGTGATGCTGGCGGATGTCGAGGCGACAAGGGATACGACTTTGTATCCGGTGGTCTCTTTGAAACTCATGGTCATTCCTTTCTAGATGGGTCTCGTTATATACCGTGCTCCTTTCACGAAAGCTTGAACCACTTCTCAGTGGGCTCAACGACGAAATCGACCACCACGACGGCCTTCCCGTCATCCGAGACCTGGGCGCCATAGTGCACCTCGATCTGCCGCTGCTCATTCCACCCGAGCTGATCACCCAAGGAGATACCCTCGAGGCCGATGCCGGCGTAGAACTCGTTGAGGCTGACGCACATCTCTCGAAGCAGAGTGTAGTTCAGTTCGTTGACGACGCGGTCGATCTTGTTAACGGTGGACTTGAAATAACGGCCGCTGTAGGCGTCGTAGAATAGGACGTCGCCTTCACCGCAAACCACAGCTGCGTCACGAGGATATGGATCCATCTTGGACGCGGCATTCTGGGAGATCGTCTTCTCCTCCGGACCTAGGCGATCCTGGACGGAGGCGCGATAACGGTCGTACACCTGACGCGTGCCCTCGTAGGCGAGGAGCAGGGACGACTCGCGCTTGACCGAGATGCTATGAGCTCCGATGACGCAAGCGCCCGTGGCCAATATGGCGATGGCCGGAGGAGCGTAGATCTTAGCGTAGATCTTGATTCGCTGCTCCTTGGTGAGGCGCTTGAAGTCATCAATGTCCCACTCCTGCATCTGACGGTCCGCATGGACGCTCAGAGCGACTGATGCTCCGAGGCCTAACAGCGCCAGTCCTGTGAGGATATGGTGTGAGTTGCGTACGACGAAGTCTTGGGTAGCTTTGACAAATGCGAGGTTCACTTGCTCTCCTTCTCGATCTTGCTGAGTTCTACTCGCCAGGTCTCAACGGCGACTGGATCCCTGAGTGCATTGCGGAGCATCTGCTTGGCAACCATTGGATCGACGTGGGGTGGGACCTTGAGAGTGACCTTCTGGGTATTGGTGACGGGATCTGGTTCGTGGAATTCTACCTCGACATCGTCCATGCGCGTTCCTTTCTCGAGAAACCTAGAACCCGGGTTGGGTTCTAGGGGTGGTGTTAGAGATTTGTGTCGAAGTGGCTGGGGTTGGGGAAATCCTTCTTCGAGAAGTTGTAGCGTCCGAGCACCCACTTGACGATGGCGTAGATGCCAACGCAGTAGATGACAGACTTGACAAGGTTCTCGACGAGGCGGGAGATCAGCATGATCAGTCCTTTCGTATAGGGTCTCATTATAAGCTCTGCTGATCCTGCGAGAAACCTAGAACCCTTGTGGGGTCCTAGGAGTGAGGGTCACTTCATGGTGGAGCGGTGTCGGAATAACTTCTCGATCTCGGCCCAATCCTCTTCGAGCTGCTTCTCTACGTCGTCGGAGTCTCGGGCGGGCTGATCTGAGGCAGACTCGAGGAGAGTCCGCTGGCGGCGGACGGTCTTCTTGAGCGCCTTGATCTGCTGGGCCTGGGAGTAGACGGTGTACAGAAACATGACGAAGGAGATGAAACCGAATGCGATGAAGAGGCTAGACATGGCGAATTCCTTTCGTGAGGGGTCTCGTTATAGGGCTTGCAAAATCCGCGTTCCAATGTTCCCACCCGGGAATTTTTGGATTTCAAAAATTAGAAAATTTGCAAAAACCTAGAACCCTTGTGGGGGCCTAGGCTTTCGTGTCTCAGATGCGGATCTTGGCGACGAATCCGAGTGCCTTGGAGGCGACGGGGAAGATCTGCTCAGCTTTCACGATAGCGAGGATTCCGAGGATGGAGCCGGCGGCGCCCACCACGGCATCGGGGCTGGGGCAGAAACGGCGGTGTTTAGCGTCCTGAATCTGCTCTAGCTCCCTGATGCTGCGGAGAGCTTCACGGTAGGCTTCACTGTCGGGATCCATGCCGTCGATGAATGCGTAAGCATCTTCGAGTGCCTTCTTGGCGTTCGGCTTGTTGTCGGACATGGTATTCCTTTCAAATGAGGGGTAGTCATTATAGACCATGTCGATCCCGCGGGTCAGTTGACCTCGGAGACCTTCAGAGTGGCGGTGTCCTTCTTGGTCATGTCCTCGGCAGGGGTCTCCAGAGCGGCGTAGACCTCCTGGTTCTTGTGGTCCACATGGAGAACGCCGTCAACCTTGGGCTCGTAGCCCTTAGCCGCCAGGCCGAGCAGAGCGCCCAGGAACGTGTCCAGAGCAGTGATGGTACCAACAACCGCCTCAGGGTGTGGGAATCCCCAAAGACCCGCCAGGGCAAGGTACAGGGTGGCGAGGGCAGGAAGCAGGATCTGGGCAATCCACTTCAGGGTGTTGTAGGTCTGATTCGACAGCGACATATCGCTTGTCCTTTCTTCGGGTGTCGGGAAAATGGATCGGAAGCCGGTTCACGGCGTCCATTACCTTTTCGGCAGTCCCGTTACCACCGAAAGTGTGGTAGGGCTGATACAGATACTTCTGCAAGTCCTCGAATTCATCAATGGTGATGTAGCCACGAGACAGATATGCCGTCCCCATGGCCACGATCTGGTTATGGGCTAGACCCAGCATCAGCTGCGTCTTGGCGTCGTGCCTCTCGGTGCGCTTCTGTATATATGCCCAGACACCAGTACTGGTGAGAACGGAGCCGAATATGGTGATCACTAGCTCCACAGTATGAGACATTTAGCCTCCGATAGAAACGATTGGGCGCACCCCGTACTTCTCGGTCCACTGGGCCCAGGTGATCCGACGCTGGTCGCCGTAGTACAGGCCGAAGTAGTCCTTAGAAATCTGATCCCGAAGCCAGAAGGACTCGCCCGGGTTCGGAATCGGGTTGCCGACACGGAAATACGAGAACTGACGAGAGATCGGACCGATAGTGTGGGTGTCGCCGTTGATGCGGTTGTGCACAAGATACGAGCCGAACATCTCGAACTCAGACGGAATGGTGAGTTGCGGGTACTCCCAGGTCCAGTCCTTCTCCGTTCGCTCCCAGGCATTCCCGGTGTTCTCGTAACCGTGCGGCTCCATAACAGGGAACGTCCGGAAGTCTGACATGGCGAATACCTGGGTGAGCGTGGCGAAGCGCACCATGCCATTGGAATAGTCCCGTCGCATCTTGGAGCCGTTCCAGCCGTATTCGCACCATCCAGACTCGCCAATATTGTCGATTCCGAGATTTCGATCGCTCATGACCGTGATACGATGCGCCCCCTCGCCGTTCGGGTAGTCTAGCCACCGGTCGAAGTCGACGATGATCCACTTGCAGGAATTATCGTTGTACTGCCAGTAGTCGCCCAACCACAAACCGTCGAACGTTCCGTTTCGAACGGCAGCCTTCTGGGCAGGTGTCATGACCCGGCCCAGGTTGTTTCCCCGAGTAATGACTCGCTTGAGATTCGGGTCGTTGTTGAAGGCGTTGAGGAAATCGTTCTTGTTGTTCAGAGTGATCTGCTTGGGCTGCATGACACTCTGTGCCCACTGAGCATACTGAGCGCCTACCCTACCGCGGCAGTCTGTGACTTCGAAGTCTGTGTTCATCTTGGCTCCCCGGGGGACCCGAATATAGGCGATGATGACCTCGAAGGTGTCGTTCGTCTGGGTAGGCTGAGGAACACCGCCCCCTGAAGTTCCCTGAATAACACGGGTACCAGCGGAACGAACACTGGGTGTCTTGTCAACCCTGAGGGTTATGGCGTCGTAACGATCGCCGTCCGTAGCGCCCTCGGTGAGTGCGTAGACCTTGTTCGCGTCGTTCTCAATCCAGTGTCCCTTGAACCAGGCGCGACCGGACTGCACGACGATCTCTCGTCCAGAGCCCTTGGCAACCTGGTACCCCCGACCCCAGTTCTGGAATATGCCGTCCGAGATGACTCCGTCGAACATGCGGCCGAAGTCGTCAGCGGAGTACTTCCGGTCCCCATTGATAGAGACGAAGAATCCTGATTTCTCTGTCATGTGATGTTCAACCCCGGTTTCGACTTCTGAATATCGGACAAGGACTCGAACGTCGGATAGAAGACGTCGCCCTCCGAGTCCGAGGAGGTGCGGATGTACTCGGTTACCCGAGCGATGTCCTGCTGCCCGAACTCGTTCTGGATCTGCACGAAATCGCCCAGGAAGAAGTCCTCGTTATAGGTATACATGGACTGTTGAGCAGCCTCGCCCGAGAACATCTCGATGGGCATGTGTCGCCACAGCTCGGTGTTGCACTGCTCGTGGATTTGGCGATGGATGGATTTCGGGTCGTTAGGGAGAACGCCCTTACCCCCCAAGGAATCTTGCATCATGCCGTTAGTATGCTCGACAGATGGCGACTTGAAATATCCCTCGCGCAAACCAAGTCCGGGGGTCCCCACCGTTACGGAGTTGTTCTGCATGGCGTTATTAGAAGCACTACCGCCAAGATACTCCGCGTCGAGAGTTAGTTGTGTGGGGATTTCGAACTTGACCGCTCCCGAGAATATTTTGGTCCGCGTACCGACTTTGGACTTGAAGTAGGTGGCCTTGGATAGGTTGTCATACTTCGGAGAGAATACTACCGGCGGCCGTTCGCCCTGGTTGAATGTTCGGTTTACGCCGTTGTAGGTATATCCGTACCAATAGTATGGGTCCTCCCCGTCGTACTCAATAGCCCAGCCGGACATGGTCAGATCCGTCAGTTCTTGGACTAGCTTGTACCAGGAACCTTCCATACTGTAGGGATCCTTATCGTAATCCGGATAGGCCGACCAACCGGACGCATTTCGTATCCTCATATCGCGGACAGGTCCATCGCTACTAACTTTGATGTTGCCAATATCCAACGATGAAACGGGGCGCCCCCGCCGAATCCCCTCTGGCAGCTCGTCGACCGAATACCACCCGAAGCCTTTTACATGGCGCTCGTGTGACGTGTCAAGGGAGTCTCGCTGCTTGAAGAGCAGGTTGCTGTAGTGTTTGACCACATCCTTGACCCTACCTCGGGTTCGCTCCTCTTTGCAGAGGATAGTCCCCTCCCAAATCGGATAAGGATGCATGACGCGCCGGTCCAATATAGACTCGAGACTGCGACCGCTGACCGTCAACAGCGACTGCTTGCTGTACTCGGTATTGAGCTCGATCTGCTCGATGATCATGAGCTTGTTCGTACCCTTGGTGTACAGGTAGTAGTCGAGTTGATAGGTCTGCAGGTTCTCCAGGGTGCCAGGAACCGTTAACTTGAAATCGCCGAAGCCGTGGAACCTCTCAGTCCAGATGATGGACTTGTAGTCCTCACAAATATGCTGGAGGATCATGGATTCATCAAGAACCGCAAGATACATGTCACACCCCCTGATAGAGAACGTCGGTAGAGAAATACACGTCCGTGAGATTCGGATCATTCATAGCGATCTGGAACTCATTGACGCCCGGTCTCAGTTTGAGCCAGTCCGAGTTGCGGTCCAGCGCCGCTATGAACTTGTCCTTACGTCCGCCCCGGTTCCGGATAATAGACTTGCGCCCCGTCCTAGAATTGACCGTGACGATGTCGCCGCCCACGATGGGATCGACCTTGTAGTAAGTCTTGTCAAGAAATGCCCCGGTGAGTTTGAATTGGTCGCCGGAGAATGTCTCGGTCACCGTGATCGGAAGCTTGGCCCCTGGGCGGAACGTGAAGACCATGGTGAACCCGGTCTCCACATCGCCCTCGTAATCTATCGTAGCGGACAATAAACCGCGGTCCTTGCTGAACTCCAATGACGGAGACGGCTGGTCCATGAAGTCGAACTCGAAAGACGGGATCTCCCTGGACCATTCGAGGTTCTTGTCGATGCTGGTGTCCGCGTCATGCCAGTAAGCATCCGGACATAGAAGGGAGATGTTGATCTCCTGTTCCTTCGAGAATATGTCCGCCTCAACGGTCTCGACATACCCCTCGGTCTTGACCCTACGCTTGTCCGTGTTGATGTACACAGTCATGAGCTGCTTGATCTGGAACCAGGAGTATATGCGCTGCCTGCTGGTCTCGATGTCAGGCATGGGCAACGGCGCGAGTTTGATCTTGAGGTTCCTCATTCCCGCCCTCGCGCCGTTGAATATAGCCACATCCGTAAGAGCCAGTTCGGTTGTGTTGATCGAGGCCTTCGTAGCCGACAGACCATCAACGGATTTGACAGCCACGCCCGTCCCCCAAGGATCCCTCAGAGGAAGAACGACGCGTTGCTGTCGGTACGTAAGAAACTCGATTGACTCAATCATAGCTCGTACATGGCTCCCTTCACCTGCTCGATCTGGTTACGAGTCTGGCGGTAGATCTCCGCCTCGGACAGCGCCTTCGGCGAGTTGTTGTACTGGTTGAACACGAGGCTTGCGCCCTGGTTGTACGTCTCGCTGGTGGCGGCGTTGTCATCCGACTTCGTAAGAGCGCTCCCTGCGACTCGTCCCGCGAGGTTGGCGGTTGCCGTCGACGCGAGAGTGCTGGTGATCTCCTCCTGAGGGAAGAGCTCATCGATGCGATCTGCCTGCTCCTCGACCTGCGAGAGGTCTAGAACCGGCTTGATCGTCGGATCGGCGTTCTCTCCGAATGCGTTGTTCCAAATATCCTTCGTGTTACCGAAGCCCTTGGAGAACGCATCCACGGTGTCCTGGGCCATGGTGGATGCCGCCGTAATACCCTGCTCAGTGTTCTCGGTGATACCGTTCGCAAGACCCTGCATCAGGAAATCACCGATCTCGTACATCACCCTCGAAGGAGAATGAATGCCGAACGCCGCTTTGACCTTCGAAACAACGGTGCTACCCATGCTCGTGACCGCACTAGCGATAGAGGAGAGCTTGCTGGTAATCGCGTTCTTAAGACCGTTGACCAGCTGAGTACCCGCGTTCTTCATCTGCGCGACCCCCGTAGATACGAGAGTCTTGATGCCGGTACCAATACCCCTCACGATGGCCATGATGAGTCGCGTACCCGCCTGAGCCATAGCCTCAGAGTTGTTCTCGATCGCATCAGCAAGTCCGTTGATGAACTTGATGACTGTCTTGGCCGCTGCATCGGTGATTCGCGGCATCTCGTCACCGAGACTGGTGATGAAGGCCACGATACAGTCCGTAGCCTTCGTCCCGATCTCTGGGATCTTCTGGCTCAGACCATCCAGGAAGGATATGAGGACATCTGAACCCCTCTGGACCAACTGCGGCATGTTATCGATGAGAGCCTGTGACAAGGTCAGGATCAAGAATATGGCACAGTCGATCAGAGCCTGGGCGTTGTCGTATATGACCTGGATGATCGCCAGGAGGATCGTGGTCATGAGCTGAACGAACGTCGGGATAGACTCAATCATAGCCTGAGCGCCAGACGTCAGGATAAGCTTGAGGTACTCGACGATGGTGCCCGAATTGTCGATGAGGACCTGCATGAAGTTGATGAAGCCCTCGCCGAGCGCCGTACCCATCGCAGGCATTCTCTCAATGAAGCCGTCGACGGCCGCGAGGAATGTCTGGACACCATCGGCGCCCGAGGTCGACAGGTTCGCAATGGCATCAACCAATTTGGCGATACCCTCGGTCGCTAGACCGACACCCATACCGATCATCAGGATGGCGCCGCCCAGTGCAAGTAGACCGACTGCAGCGAACTCGGCAACATATCCGACGGCCACCAGAGCGGCTAGCGCCAGGGCCATGATGGCGATACCCTTGCCAGCCGTAGCCCAATCCATCTCTCCCAGGACCCTCATGACGGGCACCAGGAGTGCAAGAGCAGCCACGGTCACGAAGAGTGCCGCCGCACCGCCGAGACCTCCACCGCCGATAGCGCTGATCCCCATGAGAACGCCCAGAGCCACTGACATCATAAGCAGACCCTTGAGATAGTCGCCCCATGGCAGGGAAGCGAAGCTCTCAATATCGCTGGCGATGAGTTTGAGTGTCGCCGCCAGGATAAGGAGCGACAGAGCCCCAACAAGAGACTTGCCGCCCCCGAACTTGTCGCTTCCGAGTCTCTCGACAGCAATCATCAAGGACGCCAGGCATAGATCCATGGCAAGGATACCCTTGATCGTGTCTCCCCAGGACAGTTCACCGATCTCGGTAAGAACCTTCGCGATCTGGCGCATGGTAAATGCCAGAGCAAGAAACGCGAATGCCGAGGCCTTCTTGACCTTGACCGTACCCATCTCCGACATCATGGTCATCATCTTCATGATAAGACCAAGAGCCAGAACGCCCTGTGCCAGGTCGGACGCGCTCATCTCACCGAGAGGCTTGACCGCATAGGCGAGGAGAAGCACACCGATACCCAACGGGATCGCCGTAGCAGCGAACGCTAGGATATCCTTGTTCCGCTTAGTAGTCGTCTCGGCCATCATCAAGAGCATCTTTATGACAGCAAAGAGACCGATGGTCCCCTTGAGAATATCGTCCCAGGACATGGTGCCGATGTTGTTCAGAGCCTTGCCCAGGAGGAGCGCGACTCCGGCCAATACGACCAGGGCGAGCATCCGCTTGGTGAGCCCCTTCATGTCCTTGCCTTCGCCGGAGCCGGACAGTTCGTCCTCCGCCTTCTTCAGCATGTTGAACATGAAATATAGAGCAGCACCAGCGGCTACGATCTTACCCGCCGGGATCTGGGCGACAACCCAGAGCGCAGCGGCCAGAACGAGAACCGCACCGGCAAGAATAAGAATGGTGGTAGCTTTGACCCGGTTGGTCGTAGCCTCCATCGATTCCTTGAACCCGTCGATGACATCCTTGACACTGCCGAGGATTCCAGCGAAATTGGATCCGGCTTTGCCCCACTCTTTGAAAGTATTGATAACATTCCGAGCTATAGCAAGGAATGTGACCAACGCTCCAGTCTTGAGGATGGCGTCGAATATCCCCCCGTAGTCACCGTTGTCGGCCATGTTCTTGAGCTCGGCGAACGCACCCTTGAACGGCTCAATGATAGCCTTGGCCGCGATGACGGCGTAGTGGCCAACAGTGGAGAGAACTTTGCCAATACCATGGAGGAGCTTGACGAAGTTATGCCAGCCGGACGTAGCCTTGTCCTTGAGCTCGAGGTTGGCGATAAACTCCTTGGTGGTGCTCCAGCCGTACTTGACAGACTCGGCGTACTCACCCATGAGCGTCTTGAGGTCACTGAACGCCTTCTTGAACGGTTGGACGTCGAAGTCGAAGTTCAGCGTTGCCAGATTCTTGAGGACACCCCAGACACCAGCTCCGAACGACGACAGAATGCCGCCGAGGGACGACAACCAGGCAATATCGGGTCCATTCTGCATGGCCTCAGCCCACTCGCTGAACTTGGTGGACACCTCGTCGTAGAGTGCGGCCAGTCGCTCCATCTTAGGAGTCAGCCAGTCGCTAACGACGATGGCCTGCTTATTGATGCACTCGGTCAGCCAGTTGATAAAGCTGGTGAGCTTATCGATCGCCGGAATAAGATGGTCGGCCAGGTGCTGCCCCCAGAAGTAGGACTTCTTAAAGGCGGACTCGAAGAGCTCGACGATCTTGTTCTTGAGCTTGGTGAACTTGGATTCGTTCGCCTCGGCTGTCTCGCCGGCCTCATCCGTGGAATCGCTGGCGATACCGAGCGCCTGACCGACTTCCTGGGCGCTCTCCTTGAGCTCCCGGAAGGGTCCAACGATGGCTTCCTTGATCCCGGATCCCGCAGACTTCAGAGCCTCCCACAGACCGTCCCAGGCCTCCCTGAGTCGCCTGAGACTAGGCGTGATCTCGTCGTGGAACCCCTCGGAGAAGTTGTTCCAGATACGCTTCAAGCCGGCGCCCGTCCAGGTGATGGCCTTGATGACGTTCTCGGCGACATTCAGGCTGTCATACCACTCCTGAACAGCCGCAATATGATCCCTGAGTGTCGAGGACCATCCTGCGGTGTGCCCGGTCAGGTTGGAAATGATGGCGCCCAGTCCCCTGAGCGCTCCGCCGGCGATCCATCCGATCACCTTGGCGAAGTCTGTGAGGACCATTACACCTATTTTGACGATCCGGAAGAACGACTCAAAGTATAGGCCGATCGACTCGATAGTAGACTCGCTAGGAACCAGCTTGGCCATGAAGTTAGCGAACGCCTCGGACATGCTGTACAGTCCCTCAGCGGACGGGCCGCTAAAGACCTGCGAGAACGCCTGACCGATGCGCTGGAGCGGATCCCACATGGCGTGGAACAGGGAGGCGAGGCCCTCGAGGACCTTCTCTCTACCACCGAGGTCAGCCCAGCCCTGGAGAAGTGCGTTTCGGGCGTTGCCCATCTGAGTGATGACGCCGCTCGGACCCGTGAGGAAGGCTCCAACCTTGGACCACAGTTCCTTGGCTTGCTCGAAGTCACCGAATATGATTCGGAACGACTGAGCCCAGGACGAACCCAGCTCCTCACCGATAACGCCCATCAACTGAGAGAACGTCTTGATGTCCTGAGCCGCCGACATACCAGTCTTGGCCAGCTCCTGGATCTGAGCGATCTGCTCCTCGGTATAACCCATGGAGAGAAGTTGCTCGTCGGAGTACTCACCAGCCATCTGCTTCAGAGTCTCCATCATGATCTCCTGGTCCAGCCAGCCCTCTTGCAGGGAGAGTCTGAACGAACCATTCTTGGCGATCATCTCGTCGACGTTCTTGCCGTGGATCTTGGCAGTCTGGATCAGCTGGTCCTGGAACTGCTTGGTAGCGATACCGGCGTTCTCCAGGGACATCCAGTCCTGAAGCTTCACTGTTCCTGCAGCCATGGCCTGCGAAAGCTGGTACATAGCCCTCGAGGTGGCCTCGGAGTTGGCACCAGCGACGGCAGCCCAGTTTGCCAGACCCTTAATCGACGCGACCGAGTCGTCCAGCCCAATACCGGCAGCGGTGAACTTACCGATGTTGGACGTCATCTCACCGAAGTTATAGATGGTCTGGTCCGCGTAGGTGTTCAGTTGGTCCAGAGCCGCGTTAACGGTCTGGATCGTCTCGCCCTTCTGGGCAGTGTTGGCGAGAATGGTCTGAACGGAGTTGAGCTGAAGCTCGTACTCCTTCATACCATCGATAAGAGGCTGAACCGTGAAACTCGAGAGCATCGAGGAGCCGACTTCTGCGATCTTTCCGCCGATGCTGGCGAGTGCGCCGAAGGCAATCGACTGGAGAGCCGAGAATCTGCTCGTGGTCTCGGCAATACCCGCCTGGGCCTCCGAGAAATTAAGGTTCTTGGCGGCCGCGGAGACCTGATTAATCCCCTCGACACCACCTCGAAAGGCCAACCCCTCCTCGAGCTTCTTGACTCCGTTGAGGGAGTCCTGAACCCCGTTCATGAATTGGCCGTTGTTGAACTTAAGAGCGACTACCCGCTCCTCGATTGACGCCACTAGCCTCTCACCGCGCTTTCAAGCTGCTTGACGATGCTGTCGAATATAGGCCTGAGCGCCGGATTTATATAATCCACGCCCTGGACATAGCCACCGGTCCTGGTGCCATGCCCGTATTGCAATATGACTGCGATCGGGACACCCTGCTCCACGTGGGAGTTGTTCCAGACCAGCGAGACTCGGTTTCTGCTCCGCTTGATCTCGTAGGACCAGCTGGATGCAGTGTAACCGGACCTGACCGGAGTAGCAGCAGCTAGCGCAGCCACCCCGGCCTGTCCGCAGTCGTCGAGGAAATCGAAGAAGCGGCCCTCTTTGAGTCTCTCGAGCCACTTCCCCGTATCCATCCTCGAATCCATCTCCAGCGTGAACGCCGGGCTCATGCGGCCCTCTCACAGGCGGCCGCGATACCTGATACAATGGCGCCCATGGCTCCTCGAGACCATCCGGTCTTGAGCTGGTCAAGATCGGCGGGAATATGCGCAACTGTTGGGAGACCTGAGACCTTCAGTGCATCCCACGTTGTCTGGGGGGCGTTGAACTCCATGGACAGAATATCGCAGACCTTCCCAGCGAGGAAGTTCGGATACCATTCCTTGGTTGTGTCCGAGGCGTACGCATACCCCCAGGTCTTGAATCCGCGTGCTCGAATACCGTCGAACGCCCACTTAGAGTCCCCGTACGACTTGAGTATGACCTTCTGCTCCATGCCCTTGAACATATCGCAAACGGCCTCCCACTCAGGCAGTTTGTACTTCGGATCGAAGACGATGACATGGCTCTTAGAGTACTTGTCTATCAACCAATCGATCGTCGCCGGCATGTACTGGGTCTTTGACGCCCCTGCCTTGATCTCCGCCCAGGTATACTCATCCGCATTCTTGGTCAGAGCCGGAACAAGACGCGACAGGCTCTTATCGTGACACCCGAACCAGACACCGTCTTTACTCCGGGCAGCCGAGAACTCCAGCGCGTGAGCGTGGTAGTCGACTGCCTGGGTGTATCCGATCTCGGTGTGCTCGGGCCATGACTGGGATCCCCCTCGATGACCCACGATGAAATGCGGAATCGTGAGGAGCTCCGAGATCGTCTTGGCACCCTCAGGAATCGCTCGCATCGTGACGGTTGGGGTCTCCCGAGTCCCGTCCCAAACGTTGACGCCGATCTTGGATCCGTCAGCGAGAGTCGGATCGAGCGAGTCGTTCTGCTCCTTAAGCCGGACGTCGACACCGAAGAGGGTTCTTACACCGGTGTCACGTGGGGGGATGTACGCCGACAGAGCGTACCCGACGACGATTGACGACCAGGGTGTCTTTGTGTCCTTGCCCCAGGCACCGTTAGTTAGTGACTCGACGTTGGGCGGGAAAGTCGCTACAGGGGCGGTGTTCACATCATGCTGCACGAACCCTGTGATCTGAGGAAATGGTCCGTTCTTCCAACCATCGGCGCTCTTACCAGGTGTGCCGGGGACCAGGCTCTTGACCTTGTTTCCATCGAACACCATGAGTACCGCGACGTGCCGTCCGTTGTGAGCCGGGTCCGGAGACTTCCACACGATGTTCTGCGTATCGGCAGGATCAGCAACCATTTTGACGGCTACGGTGCAGGACCGGATGTCCTCGCCGCCAGCGTACTTCCCAGTCCAACCCGCGGGTGTACAGTCCCGCATATGGTTGAGCTGGCCACCCACTACGAGCAGCGCCCAGTCCCCAGCAACTGACGGAACGCTGAGTTTCTCGTCCTGATTCTTGGAGACCGCGATACCCTTCATGGGAGACGCCATGATCAGACCTTTCGTACGATGACCGTGTTCGGAGGAGTACCTGCAGGCACCTGCTCCTCACGGCCGAGGATCAGGACATTCCCATTGCCCCCGCCTCCGCCACCAGCAGGACGATTAGTCTTGATGGTGACGTCGACGACGTTGTCCTCACTCAGGGTGACGTTCTTTGTGGCGCTCCAACCCTGGTCATCCAGGAAGAGACGAGCATTGGTGCTGCGGAAGAACCACACCATACCGTCGATTTTACCGTTCTCTCCGGCAGTATCAACAAAGGTGGGGCCGTCATCGGGATCGACGGTTAGTGTGGCGAACGGGGGAATGTCTCCTTTGACGTGACAGTAAGGCACGATGGCCTCACTTGCCCTCGTCAGACTTCGGCTTGGCCTCGTTGAGCGCCTTCAGGATCAGGTCCTGCTTGTAGGAGATGTCCTTCAACCAACCAACGATAGGGCCGTCGAAACGACGCCCGGCGATGCCGGCACCAGTCTGGTCGGAGACCTCAACAAGGCGGTCCTTGATCTCAGAAAGCAGATCGGTTGCGTATGACACTTCGAGTTCCTCTCCGCCGTCGCTCGTGCCCTGAGACGGACGGCCTTTGTTGTACCAGTAGCGGCATGCGTCGGAGAACGGCACACCGTACGCTTCGTAGGACCCATACATGGTCCCAGAGTTGTAGCGAGACCCCACTCGGCGGAGGTCCTCGTAGGAGTCACCCTCAGCGTCGATGAGACCCTTGAGGATGGAGCAGCCGACCTCGGCCGACTTCTGTGGATCCCACCAGGCTCGGTCGGGATCGTTGATGAAATATCCGTTGTAGGTGATCTGAAGCGGACCGACTCCATTCGAGGTGCCCCACTCGGAGACGATGGGCCAGAAATAGTTCTTGAAGTTGTGCTCCGTGACCTCGCCCCAGCCCGAGCAGGCACCTCCGGCGTCGTGGCCGTAGATGTTGGCACCCTCCTCGCCGGTCTCCACCTTGAGGCAGCCGAGAGCGGCCCACCAGGGACACCCGGTTACGTCGGCGGCGCGAAGAACGGCCTGCTGAATGGAGGTTCCGGAGGATGACTCGGCGTGGGAGGGGGCTGAGCTGCCGTGGTTGTCCCGTCGACGAAGACAGTGAGTCCAGGATGCGGACTGCGTGTATGGATGGTCGTTGTAGTATATGGACCGGACCTCGCTACCGGTCTGGTCTCCGATCCAGCCGTCGATACTTCCGTCCTCAGCGATCCACGCCTCGGAAAGAACTGTCGGATTGAGGGCCGTCACTATAGCGACGTGCCCCTTACCGCCCGAGGCCTCCTCGGACAAGACGATATCGCCGACCTCGAATCCACCGTCAGGCTCGTTGCCCGTCCAGGAATCCGAGATGTCGGCGAAGTTCCGGGCCAGACACTCCTCTCGAAGTGACCCGGTCCAGGTCGACCGGGGGAAATAGCCGGCAGTGAATGACTCGCCCCACTCGTGATGTGCCGCTAGGTTGTAGCAGCCGGCGACAAGAGCCGAACAGTCAGCGTTGGCAGGCGGATTGATGAGCCAGCCGTCCCAGTCGGACCGATCGTAGAAGGTCCAGCGATCTGGCTGCGAGTAGCCGACATCAGCGACGTCGGCGTAGTACCTGGCGCAGGATGCTGCGTATTGAGATACAGTCATTTTGACCCTTCCGGATACCACGTTCGGCAGTGCAGATTCTCCATCTCGTAGAGGTCCTGAAAGTCAGACCCCTCCATGTAGTACGCACCGCACAGTTGCATAAGATCGTAATGTTTGTTCGGTTCTAGCCAAACATAGTGCTCCTCATGAAAGCCCGGAGCCGTGATGAATAGCTTGAACACCGTGGGGGCTTCGAGGTACACAACGAATACATCCCGGGCGGTCCGAATGAGATCCGTAGTTAATACGGTCGGCACTGCGCCGTTCTGTTTCTTTCCCGAAGGAATCACGCCAACGATAACGCCAGGCACATATCGACCGGCATCGTAGGAGTCGTAAAACATCAGGTTATTGTATATCGTGGCGTGTACCGAATCTGCACGCACTGATGTATCAGCCATTAGAATTCTCGATTGGAGCAGAAACGATCGGGACAATCCTGGGCCCCGCAGCCTTGATGTAAAAGACTACTGTGTTATTGGGACGAACCTCGATCATGGACCCGTCAATGCTTCCGTCACCCTTGGGGAACGGGAAGCAGCTTCGGGTCTTCACTCGGAATGAAGCGGGTATATCGACAAGTTTACGCTCAACGTTAAGGTCTCCGGTGAACGTGGCTCCTTGCCACCCATCACCCTTGAGCCGGATGTAGATCATCCCTGCCATAACCCGATACTGGTAGGACCCGGCTCCTTCTCCGGCTGCGATCTCTTGCCAGCCGGTGTCGAACGTTCCGTATCCGGAGGCAGCCCTGGAGTTAAACCAGACAACCTTCTCGGGCATGGACTCTTTGAGGTCGATCATCTTCTGGTCCGAGGAACCGTCTTTTCGGACGACCCGAACTAGGGCCTTGGATCCCTCGTAGAACGGGACGTCCAGCTCAAACTCGGGATTCGCTCCCAGGGTGATCGAGGCGTCGGTAACTCCATTGGTAGGAGAGATGTAGACGGTGCTGAACGGACTGGACTCTCCTCGAACTTTACCGTGGAGAAGAGGAGTTACACCAGGCATGTTAACCTCTCGAGTTGTACTTGGCCCGTCTCGCCGCGTTCAGAGCCTGATTCTGTCGAAGCGTGGCGGCGGTCGACATCTTCTTGTCGGGTTGGTTCTTGACGTTGCACACTCGAATGAGAGTGAGAAGTCGGTGTAGGTGCCAGTGCTGGCACTCAAACGGAATCTGGAGAGCGACCATCCAGTAATAGACCAGCTCTGACGTGATAGTGTTTCGGCTGGGGCTGGATCCCTCAGCTTCCACGAATGTGGTTGCCGTCATTGAGTCCTCGATGTACTCTCGGATCCGTTTCACGTTGTCCATGGACAAGTGCGAGTAGACGACGGCGTCGACGTCATTCAGAGTCATGCATTTGATGTAGTCCAGGACCTGCTCTTCGGTGAGCTTCTCGTTGCCGATGTACGGGATGTGCCATTTGGACTCCCATTTTGACAGAGCGACGAGACTGTGCTCGAGCTCGAGGTCGCCCTCGAAACCATTGATGAACTCATTGCGATCCTCATCGTAGAGCTCATCCCCAACGACGTGAATCGTCAGCATTCGTTCCTCCCTGAGAGTCACCACGGACCCCGGAGCGAATCACGGGGTCCGTGGGAGTTGTCAGGCCGCAGCCTTGACGGCGGCGATAACCTCGTCGGGGGTCGGGAGCTTGGGATCCCCAGTTCCATCGCCCCAGATCAGCTTCTCGATAGCGGTCATACCGGCCTTGCCTACGACACTGGAGTCGAGGGTGACCACACAGGTCGGCTTGTGGCCCGTGACGTTCACCGGGGTACCCTTGAAGGACCACGAGAAGGTGATCGCCTCAGGGGAGTCGTTGACCGTGCCGTAGGAACGCTCCGAGGGGGAAGCCGCCAGGCCGTACAGAAGGTGCAGCTTGTAGGCGAAGTTGTTCTTCTGCTGGTCGTTACCCTTGATGGTGCGATAGGCCAGGCCGAAGGAGGTGCGCTCCTGCTGACCGATAACGACCTTGTCGACCACAGCCGAGCCGTCACACTGGAGCCACTCGTCCGGGTAGGTGTAGGCCTCAATCTTGCCCTCGAACGTCTCCGCCGAGGTCAGAGAGAGGTACTTGATGTTGTCCGCGTACAGGTCGGTCTGCTCCGCGCCGGTCGGGGTCTCGGTCACGTTTGTGAGACCCGACCAGGCGACACCCTTGCCGTAAGCGCCAGTAGTGGGATTGACGGCGAAGAGGACCCCACGGTCCACACCAGTCTCATAGAACTTCTTGCCCGTCTCGTCCCATGTAAGGGCTGCCATCTATACTCCTTGGTAGATGTTGAACACGTCGTGATGAAGGTTGTGCGAGACGAAGTGCCTCTCGAAGGTGCACATGGGCATGCCTGCCAGGACGTCCAGCACCGGCTCGTCGGGGTTTCTGCTGATGAGGGTGACCGAGTAGCGCGGCGTGTACATCCAATTGGCGTTGTCCCCGAACTTCGAGTCGGCTCGACTCCGTTCGTACACGATGCACGGGTAGGTGAGCTGGACGGACTCCGGGGGTTGGAAGTAGACGTTCCTAGAGCCCAGCGCTTCGACGAGTTTCTGATGGAACTCAAGGCGTTGGGCCATTGTACACCTCTCCGAGGTTGAGTATGAGACGGGGGCGGCGGACCTCCACGTTTGTGACGACCCAGCGCGCCCCCATCCATCTCACATACTTGATGGCGAAGAAGTTCTCCTCGGCGTAGGAGTCGGCCACGATAGAGATCTCGTTGTTGAGCCGGAGATTCTGTAGAACCTTCGGCTCACTGTCGTACTGCTTCTGAGAACGATTTACGTCCCCGTAGTACTCCCTCTCCGTGATCTTGTCCTCGAACACTCCCGGCGTTGTCTCGACGGCGTGTCCGTAACCTATGCTTCCGAAGAATCTTGCCATTTTGACCGGATCAGGCCGTAGCCTTCTCGATGACGATCGCGGACTTGTACTTCGTCAGCGAACCCGAGCAACGAGCCTCCAGCAGGTACTTCTGCTGGTTGAAGTCGATGTCGAACTGCTCGAAGAAGGAGGTCTCGCCACCCTTGTCCGCACCCAGGGTGTAGTCCTGCATGTTGACGATGATACCGAGCAGGTTCTGGGTCTTACCCCCGACCTCGCGCTTGGCGCCCTCCATGACCTCAACCTCGATGACATCCGAGACGTTCAGGGCGTTGGCAACGGCCTGCCGGGTCTCGTAGATGTAGCGCTCGTTGTGGTCCTTGATCTCGAGCATGTCGCAGATGAACCCGTTCGTGGTGAACAGGACCGGAGAACCGGAGCCCTTGTAGAACTTCCGGCTGCGACGTACCACGTCGATGACGTCGGCGGTCTTGGCGTCCTTGTCGATGAGAACCTTGTGGGAGAACAGCTCGTCATCCTTCCAGATCGGACGGATGTTGCTCTCCTTGATCTTGTCGGGGTCGGACACCTCACGGCCGTCACCAATCAGAACGGCGCGTGCGAGCTCCTCCTCGAGGGCCAGGCGAAGGTTCTGCTGCATCCAGGCAACGACGTTGAACGTGGTGATGTCGAGGACATCGTCACGGTCAATCTTCGTCTTGTTGTAAACGGTTGTCGGCTCGGTCTTCCGGTTGGCGACCTCGTAGACGACGTCCTTCTTGCGGCTGGCCTTGACGTAGCCCTTAGCCCGCAGGTCATCAGCGGTCAGGTTGGACCACTGAGTCTTGACCCGGGAGAAGGGGCTGTGCTTGGCTCCCTGGAGAACCTTGGAAACCCAAGAGTTCTCGCGCATGATGCGCTGGGGCTCCGGGTCCAGGTTGGTGGCGTCCGGGAACAGCAGCTCCGGGTTCTTGATACCGTAGTCCGCGGCGTGAGCCAGGACCGCGGTGCGGAGCGTCATGCCGGGCTGGCGAGCCTCGGCGAAGATCTGCTCCTCATCGGCGTGAGAGAGGTGCGGGCCCACGTTACGGCGAGCGTCGCCCTCGAAGATGTTGGAATGCATCAGAGTATCACCCCCGGAGTCGCCGTGCTCGGCGTCCTCATCGTAGTCTTCGTCGTAGTCCTCATCGAAGTCTTCGTCCTCGTCGAAGTCCTCATCGTCGTCAACGTCACCGCTGATCTCCTCGATAAGGGCCGCAACAGCAAGACGCTGATCGTCGTCGAGGGTCTCGAGGACATCGGCGACCGTGAGGTCGTCCTCGTCGTAAACCTCGTCTTCGTCCATGGATTCTGTGTCCTCCGTTGTTTCTCCGGAATCGTGCGAGAGCGTGAGACCGGAATAAATGACGGCCTCATCCTCGGACTCGGTCCATGAACCATCCGAGTGCTCAAGAGCAACGTTGTCGATCAAAGCTCCCGGGTTGGCCCCAGACAGGACCATGGAAACCTCGACGATGTTGCCGTGAATAACGTCACCACCTCGCTGGTCGAGGCGGTTGGCGTAGATCGAGAGAGCCTTGACGTCGCCGTGCTTCACGAGCTCCTTGGCGTTATCCGCACCAGGAGTGTCGTTGAACGCGCAGTAGGCGTAAACACCCTCATCCCGATTCTCGAGCAATGCGTGCCCGAGAACATTGTCGACGGCGTTATGCCCATGCTGCCATACAAGCGGCACGCGCTGGCCGTCATTCTCCTTGAACGCATTATGCTTGATAGTGCGCCCATCGGAGCAGGTCAGGTCGTTCTTAGTGGCCCAGCCACTGAAGTCGAACTTCATCCTTCTCCTCTGACTTGGCTCATCGGCATGCTGAGCACTGACTGAACATCAGGACCACCTGGATCCGGAATATCCCCCTCGCCGTCCAGGGAGGTGTCACCCATCTGCGGGTTGATGTTCGGGTTCTGCAACTGATCCGCCTGCTCGTTCGGGGATGGTGGAAGACCAATCCTCGTACGAGCCTCGTTCGGCGTGATGACCTGGTCCCTGAGCATGGTATCCAGAGATGTGACGATCTGGCTCGGAGGAACATTCTTGAACGGGTCGCGGATATACTGCACGGCCTGCCCCTGGGTGCGCGCGGTCTTCGTGAGGAAGGCCTTGCTCATCCCGTCGGCGAGTGCCGAGAGTACGGGCTCCACAGCCCGGTTCCAATAGTGCGTCCAGACGATCTCCGTCGCGGTACCCTTGAAGACGTCCTCCGAAATACCCAGTCGACTCATGAGCTCGGCGGTGAGGAACTTGATCTGATCGAGCAGGTTGTTCTCCGCCGGGCGGTTCAGCTGAGTAATCTTCTCGGAGCCGTCGGTGTAGGCGATCCCATGTCCGCCCTTGCCGAGCTGGTCCTCGATAGACTGGATGCGGTTCTCCGCCCGCTGGCGCATGGCCTCGGTCTTGACGACGTAGGGGAGCTGGATGATGATGTCCAACTTTCCGGTGTACGTCTTCTCGTCGGCCAGGTCCAGCATGGAGAGCTTGCGGCTCAGTCGCTTGAGGGTCGAGTTCGGCTTGTTCATCACCTCATAGAGAGGATTCTCGATGATGGCGACGGTGCGCTTCGGCAGGATCACCCGTTGCTTGGTTGAGCGAGCCTGGTTGTAGACCTCAACCTCGACCTGCTCGGGGAACCACTGTGTGATCCGCCCAACTCGCAGTTGCTTGATGTCGAAGCTGTTGTTGGTCCTCGGGTCCAGGTCTGACTCGACCGGAACGATTGCGATGACGCCCTCGTCGAACAGAGACAGCACAGCATCTTGGATGAAGGCTCGGCCGCTCTGGTCGATGTTAGGCTCCAGCATCAGGCAGTCATTCAGGGCCGACCGCCGAACACCGATGAACGTTCCATTTTGAGCCGTGTCAACATGTCGGATCGGCGTGGCGGACACGTCGATAGCGATCATGTTGAACAGCGACGAGATGATCGACTTGTCGGCCGTCCATCCGAGCGCGAGCCGGTCGGCCCGTACGGAGTAGGAAGGACCGAGGTTCGATCGGTCGACGTCCCTGCCAGTGAAGGCGTTGTAGGCGTGCTGTAGTCTATCTCGCAGTCCTATGTCCTTCACCTCCTAGTCGAACATGTCCTTGTTGAGTTTGTAGGCGACCCAGGCGTCCATCAGGGCGGCGACTGAGTCGATCTTGTTCTCCCGTCGGGCCTTCAGGAGCTTGCGGTTCCCGTTGGTGTCCTCCAGGGTGATGGCGTTCCCCATCGTGAAGGTCATCATGGATTGGTCGAAGAGGAGCTTGCGATCCTCTGCCATGTCCTTGATCTCACCGAGGGGCACAGACTCAGTCCGAGCTCCCTGGATCACTTTCTCGATGCCGAACGGTCCGTTCTCGTTCTCCCAGCGAGTCACGAACTCCTTGGCGTTGTATGGGTCGAAGCCCAGGCAGCGAACGTCGTACTCGCAGTCAGCGATGAAAGCCTCGAGGTCTTCATAGACGTTCATCATGTCAAGAACCGTACCCTCGAGCACCATGAGCGACCCCTCCTGTAGGAACTCCTCGTACTTCTGACGAGTGGCTCCCGGAAGGCGCAGCATGGTGCGCTCGGAAATGTAGCAGCGCGTCTTGACGCCAAACCTGCCCCGGCTGAGGGGGAACAAGAATGTGAAGGCGGTGAAGTCATCGCCCTGCGACAGGTCGACGCCGATGGAGCAAGGCATCCCCCAGAAGTCCTGACGGTTGTGTCGCAGGGTCTCCTCGTAGGTAAAGAAGTATGTATACCCCTCCATGGGAATGCCGAACCTCTTAGCCAGGATGTCGTTCCTAGCTGCGGGCACGTGCTCCGCCCGTTCGACGTCACGCTGATATGTCTCGTAGGAGACTGTAGCGCCGAGGTTGGGCTGGGCCTTCAACCAGGTCGACGGATCCCCGACCTCTTTGAGGTCATCGAGCCTGTAGTAGAAGATGGATGTGTGGGGATCCGAATACTCCCCTCGAAGAATGTTGAGGAGCTCCATCTTCATGTTGTCGCCGGCCGAGTTTCTAACGGTGCCCTCTGAGGACACTGCCAGAATAAGCCAGTCGTCGACCTTGGACGCCCCCTGCTCGATGGCTCCAACCACGTCTTCACGAATATCGCCCGAGAGCCACTCATCCACCGTGTTCATCTTGGTGCGGAGACCCTGGAGCTTGTCGATCGACATGGGGCGAACCTCGAGCAAGCTGTTGGTCATGAAGTTCTCGATCCCCTTCTTGGTGGGGACGAGCTTCTGCCTGAGCGCGCGGTTGCCGGTCGTGTTCTGGAGAGACCCCTGAGTCATGAAATCGAACAGGGGGCCCTTGGCCCTGGTGATGGCGGTGCGGAAGGGCTGCATGACCTCCTCGGCCTGCTTCATCGTCGGCGCAGTCGTCACCTGGTGGGTGGTCGACGTATCGATAGTGAGGAAGTAGGCTTGGAGAAGGGTTTCATACAGGGACTTCGCCCCACCTCGAGCGACGATGATGTACTGCTTGTTGATGAGGCGTTGTTTCACCCGGCGCTTCTCGAAGTGACCGCCAGCCGTCGTCTTGTTCGGGACGTAGACTGATCGTTCGGTGAAGATCCACCATCCGAAGATCTGTTCGGCCCAGAGCTTGAAGCTCGGGAGGAGCCGGAGATCGGATCCGTCGGTAAGAGTCATCTCCGCTTCCGCGAAGCGGATGAACCCCTCCACAGCGTCGCTATCGTAATAAAAACCGGGATTGCGAATCCGATCATCGATCCTATTCATCTCCATCTCGATCTCCTTGCAGATCGGAATCCGACCTGCGAGGACATCATCTCTAAACTCAGCGTAATATCGCGGGGTAGCGGTATTGGAGAGCATGGTCAGCGGCGGCGCTTCCTAGAGCTTCCGCCCTTCTTGCCTCCGTTGAGCTTCTTGTTTAACGCCCGGGCTCCAGCCGCACCGGCCACGTTCACACCCGCTTGAACGCCAACTCCGGCGGCAGCGACCTTTGCCAGTTTCTTGACGGCGTCACCGTTGCGAACAACCTTTGTCCCGCTAGTAGCGAGCTTCCGGTACCCAACGCCCTTACCCGGCTGGACAACGTGAGTCGAAAGGGCCTTGCCGGGAGTCTTCTTGCCGAGCTTGGACTTGGCCGAACGTGCCGCCATACCGGCTGCGGACTTCACGCCGCTAGCTCCGCCCTCGGCTGCTTTGCGCGCCTTGTTGCCGGCCTTCCAGGCCTGGTTCTTGGCCTTGTAGCCGGCCCCTTTGACCGCGTTACCAGTCTTGAACGCGGCTGCGTTGGCGGCGAGGCGAGTGGCCTCAGCATACTTGCCGGCCTTGGTGGTCTTCAGCTTCTCAGCTGCGCCCTTGGCGTTGGCAGACTGAGCCTTAGCGAACCGCTTGGCCTGGGCCTTCTTGACTCGAGCCTGTGCGCCGAGGTTGCGACCCTTACCCTGGGCAAAGTCCTTAGCGGAGGCTCCGTGCTTCTTGGCCAGAGCAGCGATCTTCTTGCCCTTGCCCGACTTGTGCAGGTAGTACCCAGCGCCAGCGGCAGCGGCCGTACCGAGAACGCCAGCGATAGCGGCCTTCTGCTTGCGAGAGAGCCCCTTGCGCTTCTTGGTTGAACCGGCGCCTCCGGAAGCGGCTCGCTGCTTACGAACGCCCCACTTCATACCTTTGACGCCATGGTGAGCGAGGACCTCGTCCTCGTCGATGAAGAACAGTGTGTCTGTCATGTCATAGTCCTATTGCTTGAACCGTTTGGCGCCCTTGATGGCGGCAGATCCGCCCTGGCTAGCAGCCTTCTTCAGCCCCTTCTGGATTGCGTTCTGCAAGGTGTTGAATGCAGCCTCCTCGGCCGCCTTCCCTACCTTGCTGCGATAGCGCTCCATCCGGGTTTGGGTCAGCTGACGGTACTCCTTCTCCAACCGGATACGGTTATTGACCCGCCTAAGCTGATCATCAGACATCCCGTCTATTTTGGCCTGCTTAGCCGAAGTCCACTTCTTTGCACCCTTGATGCGAGACTTGCGGATTCCCCAGCGCATGCCCCTGACACCGTAGTGAGCGAGAACATCGTCGTGCTGAACGACTCTCTTGATCTTCCGCGCCCCCTTGACGGCTTTGGTGAGTAGCTCTCGCTCGTTGGGGGCGATGCCGGCAGCCTTAGCCCCCTGATAACCCAGATAACCGAGCGCCAGAGCACCTCCAGCCCGACCGACGTTCCCAGTGGCGATGTTGCCAACGCCGCGGACGGTCTTGCCGGCGGAGTTGCGAGCATTCTTCCGACCGCGCTGTCGTCGAGCCTGAGAAGCCCGCTTGGACATGTCGGTGTTGGCGACAGCTTTGTCGAATTCGCTCTTGTAGAACGGATCCTTCGAGCGAGCCTTAACGGTTGCCTTGATCAGCTTCCGCCGATTGCCCGCGCCCTCGCCATAGTACATCTTGGCCTGGGTGAATTCCTTGGCGTCACGACGAGCACGGCGGCGAACGCCCCACTTCATGCCTTTGACGCCGTAATGCATCAGCTCCGAATGACCCATTCGCTTGTTATGCCCCTTCTTGTAGTACCTACGAGCGGCTTCAGCGAGAGTTGCATCAGTTGCGTAGGTCTTACCTAACTGGCCGGTGTCGAGTTCGTTGTAATACTTCTCTCGACGCTCGGTAGCAGTGAGCTGACGGTTGCGCTGGTTGCCAAGACGAAAGTTACGCCAGGCCTGTGCCTGCGCCTTGCGCTTCTTGATGTGGGCCTCAATCGTAGCGATGTCATGATCGCCATACTTAGCCTTGAGTTTGGCCTCGTACTTGGCGCGGCGCTCGGCATTCCGCTGCTCACGGCTCTTCCGAGCGCCTTTACGCATCCCCTTGACCCCGTAGTGCATGAGTTGGTCGCTCATGGAGTCTCCTTCTGCAGGTTGATACGCCAGGCGTACTCCTGAAGCTGCTTCTCGATCGCCGTCACGACGAAAGAGTTCGCAGGCGGGTCGAATACGAGCCGCACTTGCAGATACAGATACGTCTTAACGGCTTCAACGTTCTTCGTGACGCCACTGAGGTACTGATCCCAGGTCTCTGTCTTTCCGGCGATCTTAAACGAGGGGAGACCGATCTCCTCTGCGAACATGAGCGCCGTGTTTGTGTGGAGAATAATCTCCTGATCGAAAGCCGTATAGTCCTCAGTGATGCCGAGAGCCTTCTTGATGTCATTCAATATCGAATCAGCCACGGTCACCTCCAGGGTATCGTGTCGTTCGGCGTTCTCTCGACTAGAGGCTTGGGTAACAGGCTCGCGTCGCCGAAGTGAATCGCGTTATGTGTGTCGTGTCGCACGCAGACTAGGTATTCGGGGTCGAGGATGTCGGGATTGAACTCTCCCTCGAGGTCCTCGGGCCGAATCGGGTTCATGTGATGAACAAGAATCTTACCGTAGATGTCGTGACCCGGGACCCCGAGGTCGCATGCGTCGTCTCTAAGGATAACCTTCTGCCTTGCTTGACGCCATTCGGTCGAGTGGTAGAAGGATTGGTTCAGGTACCGTTCGAAACCGAAGGTCTGATCCCCTGGATCCTGATTGAGACGTAGGTACTCGTACCGTTCCTCGAAGGATTCGATGCGAGAGAGTTCATGGTAGGTCCGAATCTGACTCAAGACCCACACCCCCTCCGGCGTAGGACTTGAACGCCTCGAGAACCTCCTTGTAGGCCTCCTCCCCTCGTGCTGAGGCCGCCAGAGCGTCGGCTTTGGCCTTGAGCATGTCGTTCTCGGCCTTGATCCGCTCCTGCTCCAACCGCTCACGACTCGTGGCGAGCTTGAGGTAGTGCGTGATGATGGAAGGAGGAGCCGTGCCGTCCAGTAGCATCTCCTCGGCTCGCTGGACTGCGAGCGAAATGAGTTGATTCTCCTGCTGCTCCGGAGTGGCGGCCCGTCCTCTGGGTGACTTCTTGGCCCTTGCCACGGAGTTCTCTCCTATTCCGGGTTCCTTTGCTGTTTCCGAATCCGGGTTTCAGGTAGGACAGGACGACTTGCGTACCCCTCGTTGGGTAGAAAGGAACGAACGCAAGAAGACCCCAACGACACAGGTCGTCCTGTCTTATCCGAAACCCGGATTCGGGATGCCCAAACCTACCTCCGGGGAAAATGCGAGGTGCGGGCCGATGACGGGGGGTGGGCCATTTTGCGGACCCTGTCCCCCCTCTTTTGAAGTTCAGAATGGACGAAATGGACGAAAGCTCGTCAGAATTCTCGTTCTACAACTTGATAGTTTCCAGTCAAGTTTAGTTTGAGAATCTCTTCAATCGCTTCATTCGTTGCTTCAAGTTGATCGGCTTCGGTGAGGTCAGTGCTAGTGGTAGTGACCCGTGCCAGGTAGGCGCAGGTGTGGTAACCTTGACTTACATCAAACTTAAACCACTCTTCGAACTCATCGAAAGGATCGTAAGGATTGTCCTCGGTAGTGAGTGCTAGGCGTAGCATGGCTCTATACACCCCGTTTCAAGGACAATGGACAGTTGACAATGGACAAGAAGCTAGCCATTCAGGTACTCCCTAACTCTAGCTGTAGAAATGCCCAATGCCTCAGCGATCTGTGCTGTGTTGGCCCCGTTAGATCGAAGAGTCTTGATTCGATCCTTCTGAGCACCAGCAAGAGGAAGCTTCTCCCTTGGCAAAGCCATCGACTTGATGGTGTCGAGATCGGCGTTGGCCAGAATATGCTCCATCATCGAGTTAGATATAGCACCTTTCTGGATGGCCTCCCACTCACGAGGGGTGGGGACCACTCTTGTGCCTTCTCTATCGTAACCCAGACGGCGACGGGCGGTCTTGATGGCCATGGCCTCAAGCTTAGCTCGTTCTTTCTTGGTCAAATTTGGATTTGATTCAAGTTTCTTCTGCACAACACCTTGTGCCACTAGCTGTGCCTGCCGCTCTAGGGGCTTCTGTTTGAGGGCCCGGTTTAATTTAGCGCGGAGGGTGGCAACTTCAGGGGCATAGCTCTTAGCAGCCCGGGGGTCTCGTTTGATGGCGGGGGTTGAAATGGCACGCTTCCTACAATCGTTGGCCATGGCCTTCAATTCGTTGGCATGCTGTGCGTAAATACCCTCCATCAGTGTACCGGAGGACAGCTTCCTGGCATCAGTGGCCTCAGCCATCCTGGTGCTCTTGGTCTGCTTCTTGACCAGTTTGCCCTTCTTGTTAATATAGGACTCGCCAGTCTCCTCGTAGACCCTGCGGCCAGTGGCTGCATCATATGGACCGCCCTTCGCTGCACTGCGCGGCTTGCGATGGGGTACATACTGGACGCCCTTGGACCTGGAAATAAGAGTGGCCGCACCTTTATCGGCGCCGCCCTGGTACTTCCTCTTCAATGCGGCGATGCCGTTGTCTACCTCGGACTGTTTGTAGTTGAGATTATGCTTCTCGGCGTCAATAACAACCATGGAGTGACGAACAGCCCGGGACAATTCATCGGCACTGGCACCCTTGAGAGTCATGTCAGTAATAAGATTGGATACCTTACCCATCTGGGTCTGAGTATCCGACATCCTCTTCATCCCAGGGTAGCCAGGATATGTCCGCTTAGGGTCAAATCCCTTAAGTCCCTTGAGTGGAGCGGTGGAACGAATACGTGTCTTTCCCTTGTTGGGGATTACCAACACGGAGTCGCCATCAAAATCAGCACCGCTAAGACGCTCAGCGACAGAAGGATGGATCCCAATAGCATCCCTAGCATTGCCAAGAATACTTCGAGACTTCTTACCTCGGTTGTTAACAGTGAGCGTAGGAATCTCGAAAGTCCCGCCATGAGGATAACGCACGAGACTAACAACGTCACCGTCCCGGTAGTTAGGAGCATATACCTCGCCCTTCTTGAGATGGGGCATCGGCAACAACACCTGAGACGCTTGACCGGGTAGAGCCTTGGCCTTGAGATGTACCGAAGCCGAGTCGCAGTCATCGGCCAGGGACATGAGCATGCGCTTGCGAATAACAGGATTCGTAAGACCCATGATCTCATCGAGCTGCTTCCGTTTTTCGTCACGGACAGCCTGAAGCTGGCGCTTGGCCAACTTGGGGGACTGCTTGGATAAGAACTGTGAGGCCAGGGACTGGGACCATGAGTCCCACTTGCCTTCCTCATTCACAATATTGAGTGCGCTCAGTTCCTTCTTGCCAGTCTTCGGGTCCTTAAATAACTTCTGTTTAACGACCGCACCAAATGGATTCTCGGGATCATCCTTCATAGGCTTGAGGACCGTGTGGTCCTTGGAGCCCAGCATCGGGGTGCCCTTCTTCTTGTTGGTGTTGAAGACTATGTCCTTGCCCTTCGGAATATCATCCGAGTACATGGCCATGCCCTTGAGGTAGTGCGTTCCGTCGACGGAAATACGCACCTGGGCGTAGTTGGAGCCACCGAGACTGAGCTCTTTGACTCCACGGCGAAGCAGAATAACCCCGTCCATGTCGGTACCGCCGTCTTCGGCGTACTTGATGGCGACCTTCTTTGAAGATATGGGTCGAGGAGTACGAAGCCCGGTCGACAGCAGTCCCTTCTCGTCGATGACTACACCAGGGGTGCGGATCTTGTCCCTCTGTGCATGAATATCGGCAGCTTTGGTGCCGGGAGGGGCGAGAACCTTGAGGATGGTGTAGTTATCGCTGTTGGCCTGCTTGACCTTGACGTCGTGAGTAGTATATCCCTGAGCTTTCAGGGCCTCAACGGCCGTCTTCAAAGATGTCGACGAACACTGGAGGTTCTGCTCGACGCCGAGTCCGTACTCGATGAACTTCTTCTGCTTCACCTCGTCGGCCAGAATATCCTTGACCCGGGTGATCTCGTCCTTGCGATATGACGCGTTGGGCTTGAGAAGCTCACGAACCGAGGACTCGTTGAGTCCCATACGTCGACCGATCTCCGTGTTGGGCAGACCGGCGTCCTTGAGACGAGATGCTCGAGAAATATCGCCAGCCTTCTTCTCGGCGCGAGCGATACTGTTTAGAGCACGATACTCGGTGGTGCTCATGCCCCAGGCCTTGGCAATATCGACCTCGGACATGCCTTGAGCCTTGAGCTTGTCTCGCTCGGCGATGAAGCCCTGGGCTGACTGATATGGATCCTTACCGGATCCATATGGGTACCTTCCAGAGTGCCGTTTAGTCCCGTAGTGTTTGAGGATATCGGAGGGCATCAGTTCTCCTCGGTCTTGATCTCCTCGATGAGCTTGTCGAACCAGACGATCTTGTCCATGATATGGGCGATGTCGTCTGGCTGCGGAGTGTCGACCAGAATATCATCGTTCTGGTAGATGCGGGTCTCGACGTTGATCTCGCCGGGCAGCTTCTCGTACTCCAGGCAGAACAGTGCTGCATAGATATGAAGCTGGACCATGTTGACGCGAGTTACGCCAGTCTTGAGGTCGTGAATGCGGAGAAGATGCTTCTTCTCGTCGAAGCCGATGGCGTCGGCGGTCCCAAATGCGTTCTCGCTGTGATATAGCACGACCTCAGGGTCAAGACCGTAGCCAATGGCGTCGTTCACGTAGGCGTTGAAGGTGGCCTTGTTCCTCGGCATCCGCATCTTTAGGCGAATATGCTCTGCGGCCAGGGCGTGAAGCCTGGTCCCCATCGCTGCTGCCTGTGCTGTCCTGAATGCCTCGCCCAGCTTCTCGTCGTCGTAGTTGACCCAACTGTGCTTGCTGGCGCTCAGAAATGCGTGCAGGCCCTCCAGCCTTGAGTGTACGTTCCAGTTCATCGAGCGTTCCTTTCTCGTTCTCTGGGTATATGAATGATGCGAAGGACCATTCGCCGAGCTTGTCGATGAAATGATCCTGGTTCGGTCGATGAGCAGCATCTGCGCTTCTCTTGACCTCGAGTGCGGCCCACTTGGATCCGAATATGATGATCAGGTCGGGTATGCCCTGATTGTGGTTCGGATCGTTCTTGAGGATGAGGCAGCCAGGAAGGCGTTCCTCGATCCTGGATATGAGTCCGCGTTGGTAGTCACGTTCGAGCATGGGGTCTATCCTCGAATCAAGAATTATGCCCACGGCTGGCCGGGGCGCCGCATGTGTCGGTACTCGTAAGTTGTTTGAGTGTTCTATGCGGTGTTGAGGTGGCGTAGTTTCAGTCAGCCGTGGGAGCTATGGGGAAGAGAGGGGTCGAAAATATAGAAGGCCCATCTCCTTCATTAGGATGCATGTTCGCGACGCGGTCTATTGTACATGTCGTTGAGACTTGTATCGGGACTACATGTACAATACAGTGCATGTACAATACTTGGCCAGTGGCCAGGCGAACCCTGTTTATTCTCTATATATAAGAAAATTTACTCAACTCCTGGTAATCAGAACAAAACTGGCCAATTGGCCAAATTGGGGGTAAAACCGCGGAATTGCAACGAAAAGTGGTGGCCAGATCCGTGGCCAACCCCGTTTCAAAACTGGCCAATTGGCCAAAAACTGGCCAAATTTGGCGCACGTGTACAATACGGATTTCGGCCGATTTCAAAACTGGCCAAAAAACTGGCCAATCGCATGCGTCACTCCAGTCACACAAACATCAGAATCGTTGCCCACCCGCCGCACCAAGTGGTACAACGGGTGGTACAACAATCACCTCAGAGACTCGTAGAAACCCCTCTCGTTGAAGATCTCCTTGACCCGAATCGCCCTCGAAATGGCCTGATCGATGGGCGACTGGCTCTTCAGGTAGTAGTAGTTCAAGACTGAATAAGGAGTGTTCAGCCTGTCGATTCGCCCCTCACACTGCTCCATGACCTTCCACGAGTAGTTCTGAGAGAAGAATACCATCGTGTCACAAGTGGTACAGTTCCAAGCTTCTGCACCCGCCGTGTATTGCACAAGATACACCCATCGATCACCCTCCGGCAAGGCCTCATGCTTGTGGCCGTTGTACTCGGCGATCGGTACTCCGAGAATATCCCCCAACGACCGCAGCATGAAGAGCTCGTAGTCGAAATTATAGAAGACGATGACTCGGGGATGCTGCTCACACAGCTCTCTCACCGCCACAAGTCTCACAGGATCCTCATTCGTCACTCTTCTTAAGACATGACAGAGGCCTCCTGCATTCTTGATGGGCTCTTCCCTGTAAGGATCGAAGCGGTACTTCTGGATCGTGCGATATGGCTTCTCCTCGTAGGATACCGGGACGTCCGTCCGCTTCTTAACCGTCTTCTTAACGAAAGGCATGTCCACGAGCACCTTCTTCCTCAGCCGCAACAGCTTCCCCTGCCCAAGATATCGCTCAAGACGAGGATAGCCTGCTCTGTAGTTGAACTGGCAGTGCTCCCTCTCGAACTGGGTGCGGTTCTTGAAGAAGCCATTGGCGATAAATACAGGGCAGTAGTCCATCCAGTTATCACCAGGCGTGCCAGACAGCATGATCCACTCGTTGCTGCGAGCCATCTTGACAAATGTCTTGGCCCATTTGCCGTTGCCGATAGCCCTCTGCTCGTCGAATATGATGAAAGAGTCACGGACGTTGCTGTAGTTACTGATGTTGTTCCACGAATCGACTGTCGTGTAGTCACTCAGCCCATACATCGAGACATCGCCCTGCCAATCAAGATCATCCCTCTTGCGAGCAGTGGTGATTATATATAACCTGGGTCCTTCGGCAAGCCGCCTCGGAAGATCAGCCGGATGCCGCACCCCCAGCACTCGCTCAACGTAGTACTGGAGGGCGACAACCGACTTCCCCGAGCCCGGCTTACCGGTCAATATGCACCCATTCCTCAGGTTCTTCACCGCTTCGACCTGATGGGGCCACAGATCAACCGGGCCCAAGGTTCAGTCCTCTTCGGTGAGTATCTGGACGTATGACTCGTTCACACTCACGGCGACACACGGAAGGTCTTCGAATATGACCTTGTCCTCGATAGCATCCCGAACGGCCGC